CAACCTTAACTTGTGCCTGTCTCCGCCATAAATACCACTTTGTGGAACATTTATAGTATAAAATGATCCAGCGTCTAACAATCCCCAATCATAAAAATTGATTATGTTATCTAATAAAATTTCAGATAGACTAGCATCTGTGGCCTTTTCTATGCCATAATTTAAATTGAGTTTTGTATTCGTACCCCCAACCATTACAATACTCCTTTTATTATTCCTCGAATTTGGTTTGAGACTCTGGCAACAGATCTTGTTATAAAATTATCTTCTGCAGTTCCAGAAAAAGCACTATTAACTTTATAAGGAGCAGCCTTTTGGGTCATTCTAGCACCGCCAGTTCTAGAGTCTGGAAAATCACCAATCTCAACACCAAATCTAGTAATAATCACAGTGTCCCCCAAAGTCAAAAGCCAGCTCAACCAAGGAAGGCTACCACCATCTATTTGTTGATATGCCGCAGGCATAGAAAGCAAATTACGATAATCTGAAGGTTGTAAGACAATTAAAATACCACCACTAAAATCTCTAGGATTGATTGGAGAAAATTTAATCTCTAAACTAGACATAATGGATTCAATTATGTCAAATGTAGGATCTTTGTCTAAACCAAATTCTAATTTTAAAATTCCAGTTCTTAAAGATTGCATTTCAGGACTAGAGTTTAATGAAGTCCTAATTAAAGTTAATATCTTTCTTTGAGCAGATGGTAAATTCTTAGATATAGACCTATTGATTTGCTTGACTAATGCCTTGTTTATTTTTTGTTGGATAGCTTTATCTGACTCGATAAGCTTAATAGATAAAGACATAAGTTACTCCGAGGCCCGTGTCCAAAAAGTAACCACATACTTCGTGGCATTTTGTTTAAAACCTTGAGGAAAAGACATGCCATTTTTTTCAAATTTGGCATTTACATCATAGTTTTCTATTCCGTCATATTTTGGAATCATATATTTACATTTTTCTATCTTTTCTAAATCTGTCATATATGCTATAGTTTGGACACTACCGGCAGGAATATTGATAGGAACTCCAATATCGACCCAAGATCTTCTGTCCCAATATATTCTTAAAGTAATATCATCAGTGGACTCAACGGCTTTATATCCCTTGCCACCACAATAAGGACATGGCATACCCCTGTCAAAAGGATATGGACCTCCAGGTTTATAAATGCTTATAGAACGATTTCTAGTGCCCATATTGCTCATGATGCAATTTGGACAATCTTCCTTTTTTTCAGGATATACTAATGTCGCGGTCCTTGTAAACAAAAGGACCGCTTCGTTATAAGTAGTAAAAACACTACTTGGGATATTAATCGCCATTTAAACACCTTAAGTTGCTGCATCACCAGTATAGTAACGAGGATCATCATAACGACTAATAAGAACAGAGTTAATCCTAGCAATAGATTCATCTATTTTAGAAGAAGGTAATGGAGTGGGTTCTAAAGTGTGGTTTGCATCTAACACAGAACTCGAATCTAAACCCCTAGCACCATTAACACCAACTACAGCACGACCGCCCGCTGGTTGACTATTGCCACCTATAATTTTTTGCACAACTGACATTTTATTCTCTCCTTATATGTTATTAAGAAAAATCAGTGTATCCATTTCGACCGACACCCCAGCTTCCAGGGCTGTAGGGGCCAAGTATTGCAGTACCAAGAGGCTTTCCATCTCCACTGCCTCGTTCCCACCTATACGTATTCAGTAAATCTTCATATTTAGCACATATATCTTTGTATAAAACATTCAAACTACCACTAACGCCACGTAAGTCAATAGCGGAAGGACCATCTTTAATTGAAATAGCGTTAGCAGATTCTGTTTTTACTTCACTGCCAATTAATATACATGCTGTTTTATATACAGTTAAAATTACAAAATCAGTATCGCTTTGATCTACTGGATCTGGAGAAATAGAAACCTGACCAACATTAACAGTGTATGTATTGGGAAACGTAGCATCATTTCGAACATTATAAGCACCAACCATTAAAACTTGCTTAAGACGCTCATCTGTATATTTTGTTTCGTCAAGATCGCCAAGTACAGATCTCAACATCAAGATCATATCCATTTGCCAAGGCATAATATTACCCTATAGATTTTCGTAAACTTTGAAAGATCCTACATCAGATCTAAATGTACCACCACTAATGATGATCTTTGCCTGAATTCTCCAGGTTCCCACTTCGTTAAAATCTCCATCCACCGAAGTGTATTTTATTTTTCCATCAGTGCCATCCGTATTTAAACTCGCTATTTTAGTGCTAGAAGTACCAGATGGTGATTTTAAAATAAGTTCTAAAGTACTAGCACTAGATACATCCAAAGCGGTGGCTGTACCAGAAACACAGTCGTTTACAGTCACGATAATATCGGTGCCTATATCATTGTAATGAACTTCTTCTTCTGAACAAGACATGACTATCTCTCTACTGTAAATTCTATTGAACGGTTAATTTTTAATGTATTATCTATTTGCTTATTTATACTTAAAGATTGATTTAATTGACTCTGTGTATTTATACTCAAAATTTGGTCTAATTGTGTTTGAATTTCTAAAGTAAACTCTGACTGTGTGTTCGTTTCTAACGAAAAGTTGATTTCTTCCGCCATAATTTTATCCTATAAGGATGAATTTACATTTTATAAAACTCTATACACAATTAAAAAGAAAAAAGCCGCCCCTTTCGAGACGGCTTTCTTAAATAATCTATCGCAGACGTTCTTAGAACGAGCCAGCAATGATTCTTCGGTTATCAAGAACACCAAAGCCAATTTCAGCCCAGCCATAGTAGCCTTGTCGCTGATGTCGATGGAGAGCGGGATCTTCATAGATCTCAACCTCTTTCTTGACGGGCATGACGAACGAATCGTCTGCACTTTGATCAAGACCGATAACCAACTCAACGTCGCTAGATTCAATTGAACCGCCGAGATCGGTAACAAAGTAGTCTTGATACTCTTGACCGTCACCGAACTCAAAGAGATCGTGAAGGTTAACACCAAAGACGCGAGTCAAGGAAGGACCATCTTCGTTAGCAACGTAAATCTCTCGTCGAGAAACTTCGTCAAGCTGATCAACACCCCAGTTGCGGATGTCTTCAATAGCTTCAGGCGACATGTAAAGATCGGTCAAACGACCAGGAGCCGTAACGCTGTTACCGCCACCATTTCGACGCATGACAGTCTTCATAAGGCTGACAAGTCGCTTAGTGAACTGGCCAGCACCAGCATCGCCATCATAGACCAAAATATTACGGTCTACAGCAGCTGCCAACAACGTATGCCATCCATCATCGTTGATCTTCTTAACGAAGGACGACTCAAGAACTTGCATGGCACGACCAACAACATTCCAATTAGCTTCACGAGCGTACTTCAACAAGAAGTCAATCGAACTAGTGATGCCATAAGTGTTGATCATGACGTAATCACCTTCAACGTGACGTTCTGGAATACGCCCGTTGCCGGGATTGGTGAAAGCAACGTGATCAATCTCGGTTCCGGGTGCAAGGAGATCCAAGGGGAACTCAGGCGTAGCACCGGGTTCGAGAGGCATAGCCTCGTAGATACCACGTACAACGTCACCAAACAAAACGCCCTTACGAAGAGGCGTTTCTAAAGCTTTAGCGATCTCTCGCTGTGCTTGCATTGCAACAGATTTTTCAGAATCACCGGATCGTTTGAGCAATTCGATGAATTCTGCGGTAGGTCTTTCATTAGTAGACATTATGCTCTTCTCCTTTTATAAATTAAAATTAATTGTTGGGCAGGTCAATATAAACCTTAGCGTAACCAAATTGGTCAACATCACTGAGGAAACGTCCAACAGAGTTTGCGTCACCACTGTTAGTGCCAGCAGCAGCCGTGGGCGTAGCCAAAGTACCACTATGGCCAAGGTAAGCCAAGTCACCACCATTGGGAGTACCCTCCAATTGATCGGTTACAACGTAACCCTTATTGAGAAGAGTAACTTTACCACCCTTCTGTACTTCGTCTTTGTGTTGGTTCAAGTGCTGTCGTGTCAAATCAATGTTAACCATATCATTGATAAGCAAGCCAAGCGGAACCTTGCCAGAAGGATCTGCTGCGTAAGTAACCACAGC